CACCCCAATCAGTAGGGGCAAAACGGCGAGATCTTGGACGGTTTTGTCGATGTTGTCGTCCGAGAAGCTGATGGCAACGAGACCGGAGAGGTTCTCGAACGAGGCTTCAAATTCTTGGCGGAAGGTGCGGGCGTCGAGTTGGGCGCGGGCGGCTTCAATCTCCTCTGGTGGGACGTTGTCGCCGTCAATAGTCGTGAATTGCCACCGGCCCCAGTCGTCGTCTCCGCTATCGGCGTATTGCCAGAGTTCGTAGAACCAGCTGGCCGTGCCGTCGGGGGTGGAAATAAACAGTGCCCAGCCTTGTTTGTCGGCCAAAGCTGGGCGGATGACCTCGAACCAGACCTCGCTGGACATAAATGCGGCTTCGTCCAGCACCACGCCAGCCAGGCTTCGGCCACGGAGGGCCATGGCGTTTTCAGTGCCCTTCAGTTCGATCGTCGAGCCGTTCACTAGCTCGATTTTCAGGTCCGTCTCGTTTTTGCTCTTGATCCAAGCTTTCGGGACCAGCTTTTTCATTACCTTCCAGGCAATGTCTTTCGCCATCCGGTATGTAGGGGCTGCATAAAAGAATGTTTCGCCCGGCCTTTCGATCGCCCCACGCAGCAATTCGATGCATGACAGGTAGCTCTTTCCGAAACGTCTACCTGCTACTAGGACGCGGAAGCGCCTACGACTACTAAATACTTGGCCTTGGGCATATCGGAGAGACAATGCCCCAGCTGTTTGGGTCATTTTGTAGTAGACGGGTACTTTCTAGGGTATTACAGGAATTGCAACCCCTCCCCCTGTACTACAGAAGAGGAAATTGAGGTTATATCAGTAGGTTCCCGGGCCCGAGAGTAGGCCGCGAAAAATCGCAACCATACCCCCTGGGATCAGAGAAGGAAGAGCAGTAGGGGAAGAACTGGCAGAGCGCCAGCGAGCATTAAGCGGATGGGTCGGAGCATTGGAGTGCCGCAGAAAATAAGTTGACCGTCAGCGTCAAGCTCGAACAGGTCGATAAATGCGCCAGGCGTTTGTGCGCAGAAGCGATCAACTGCATCATCGGCGGCCTGTTCGGTCATGTAGCGGCCTAGGACTTCTAGAACGCCGGTCATGTCGTAACGGGCGACAGCGTAATTAGCAGACATTGGGAAGCGTGGTGAGCTTGCCCATATTGTACTACAAAACAGCCGGAAGCGCGAGTCGGTAGACGTGCCAGCCGCAACGGCTCACCGGTGGTAGTGGTTCGGTTGTACTACTACTCGGCGGTGCCGTTGCGCTTGTCTTCCACAACGATCGACAGGCTCGGCGCCTGGGTTTGGGCCAGCATCTCCGGCGAGACTTCGCCAACGACAGCGCCAAGGTCGCGCATCAGCAGCTGAGCCGAACCGATCTGACCCTTACGGATCGCCACGTCTATGGCACGCAGTCGCATGGATTGGATTCGTGAGATTATCGACTCTTTATCTTTCGCCCAATCCTCCTCGTTCCACTGTTTGACAGCGTCCCAGTCGCGCCAGGCTGTCGCTTCGGCTATGGACTCACGATCAGCGTGCTCTAGCACCAGCTGCCGAACAGTCAGACCCGTTAGCTGCCGCTTGTAGAGCCGCTTTCTACGCTCCTCGATCACCGCGTCAGGATTGCGGCGACCGTACGGGCGTTGCTTCTTTACCTCTTGCCCTTCCGAATCGCTCACGGTTCCAGTCACTAACTGTGTGGAACCATGCTAACCTCTCCGGCGCTAATCGTTTGCAAGTGAGCGAAGCGAACGCCGCAAACAAAAAGCCCCAACGCAAAGGAAGGGGCTCGGGTTTGGTGTGATGCTGGCAGGCTAGAACGGGTTGGTCCAGTTGTCTCGCTGCCGCTGTGTGATCTCGTCTTGCCGCGAGAGGGTGTCTACGAAGTTGTTCCACTCTTCACGTTTGGCGATGGTGTCGCCCTTGTAGTTGGGGAACATGCGGAGCACTTCCCGCCAGTTCTCGCGGAAGATTGCGAGAGCCTCTCGCTTGGTGACGGTGCGGGTCATAGGGTGAGCTGGGTTTGCTTACTGTTAAACATACAACCACAAGCGGCCAGCCGTCAAGCCAGCGCGGTCGGATACTCGTTTAGCCCTCCACCACTGCGAGCGCTTCACGAGCACAGAACGTCATAGCGTGATTGACCAGCGATGCTTTGAGGTCATCGGGGCACTCGATGTGTTCGCTCTCCCATAGTTGCGCTCTCCAGGTGAAGCCGAGAGCCTCGCAGGCCCGATCGCACCAGGCCAGCACGTCGTCTTCGTGCATGTCATAAAAGCGAAGCAGATCCCGGGTATAGGGCATGTCCAGATTCACCCAGTCGCTGCGGTCGAAGTTGCAGAGGCCAGACTCCGCGGGGTCGCTGTGGCTGTAGCGCTCCAGCAGCTGAGCGATGCAACCGTCATCCTCCACGTTCCAGCCCTCTTGCTCTAAGACGTAGCGCAGCTGGTCATTGGTTGCGAATTGCATTTTAGCTATGGGTGAGCTTGTGCGTAACACTAGCACGCCGCGCCAGCTCCAGCGCTTGACTCGTGGTGCTACTGTTAAAGAGTAGTTAGCCCTACCTAGGCACTATGTCAACACCGGATCGGGCCGTAACGGTCACACTCGCACCAGAGCATTGGTTGCGGATAGAACAGGCGTTATGGGCGGCAGAGTCCCAGCTCCATCGCACCGGAAACAGCAAGCACGGCTGGCGCTATCACCACACTCGCCAGTTAATCCAGCACGTGACCAAAGCATGGGACAGGCCCGATGGCCTGGAGGTTCCCTACGCCTGGGAGGCCAACCAGTGACCAGCACCTTTAGCACCAGCGAGCCAGCGCTCACCCGTACCAAGGCCCGCAAACAAGCGGCCAAGGATTCCCGCAAAGAAGAGCGGGACCTGATCCGAGACCAGAAGCGCCAGCTAAGGGACCTGCGCTACATCGCAGAAAAGCAGACAATCCCAGCCGACTTGGCCGCTGACTTCTGGCAGCAGTTGATCCAGCTACAGCACGAACACGGCAAAGAAGGGACCACTGAGTTCTGGTGGGCCTTAGTTCCCAAGTGGGAGCAGATCCAGCTCAGCCGCGGCGGTGGCCTCTGCCCGGATGACCTCAAACCAGCTAACGCTCCACGCTTAACGGATACCCACAAGCGGGTAGCCGCTGCCCTAGAACGCGCCAGCCGAAACACTCGGACTCTTGACGCGTCCCAAGTGCTCCAGGCTTGGGCCTTGGAAGACGGGACCCTTTGAGCTTTTCCACAGTTTCCACATTTCCACAACCCCACAAAAAACGCGCACAGCTCCAGCCATGAGAGAACACACCATCTACATCTCCGACGACGGCCAACGCTGGGAGACGGAGGAAGAATGCCAAGCCTGGGAGGATTTCCAGGGAATGCTCCAGTACATAGAAAAACACCGGAGCTCCTTCTTTAAGGCGCGAATGTTTCAGGCAATGAAAAAGTTTCGCTGACGCCCCAGCCCTGCCCTTACCGGTAGGGCTTCTCTCGTCTTACGGGTGAGACTCAAAAGACTACCGCCTAGACCGCCTACGCTTCCTTGCTCCAGCGATGCCGTCTCTTGTGGTGCCGTCTGGTTCGGCATCGGGTAGCACCAGGATGAGTGCCATTAGCACCAGCACCACGCCGATGCAGATCATGAATGCACCAAGCATGGCTATGAATGGCGGTTTTACTGTTTAAGGTTAAGCAGTTAGCTCTAGGTTTTCAAAGTAGGTAACCACGCGAGCCAAAAAATTATCTTCGGCTTGAATGAGTTCGTCTTGCGTCATGTAGTGCACGTTGGGAGTGCCGCAGCGACGCGCCAGCACAATGGCCGCTCCAGTCGGTTTGAGGCCGGTGAGATGCTTGAGTCCCAAGCTGTAGGCGCCACACTGGTCGATGTATGAATGGCCGGGTGGGAGTCGCTCCATCCCATCGTCATCGGCTTTGGTCTTGCGGCCCACGCTGGTCTTCCAGTCAGCAAGCACCAGTGCATTGTTTTTGAGGCCGACTAACGCATCACACGTTCCAGCGAAGCCGGCGGGGTGATGAATGGAAAATTCTGAGGCAAATACCTCGTGGACGTTCTCGGCGATCCAGTCGGAGAGACCTCGGGCGTAGCCTGCTGCGCTCCAGCCAACACGGGGAACATTTGGGCGGACTCGTTTGAGTGCCCATTGGGTGATCGGGGCGGGGATTCGCGCCAGTCCTTGATCGTCCCAGCGAATGGAGTTGCGGCGGTTTGCGGTATTACGCGCCAGCTGTTGGGCTGTTTTCAGGAGATACTCAGCCTGTGAATGGGCCATGTTGCCCCGGGTGGCTGCAACATTCCGTTGTTGGGTGGCTTCAATCGGTCCCAGGCGTGCTTCCCAACGCTCCAATCCGGTTTTATCGCTTGTTTCCTTCAGGATGTGTGTAACAGAGTGATATACCTCGCCTTTGTGGTCCCGGTAGACGCGGAATGGGCCACTGTTGTCTTGCTCCAGCCTCCATTTCCTTAGTGCTGCTAAGGCGTCTTGTGTGTTGGAGGCCACGCAAATACTCTTTCCCATCAATACATTACCAGTAAAAAAGCCCCGCGCAATGACGGGGCCGGTGGTTTTAATCGTCAGGTCTGAGAAACGTCGTGCCAGGAAGACGGTCAATGTTCTTCACTCGCATGTCGTCCCATTCCTTATCGGCTTTCCTTTTGCCAGCAGCCCAACTTTCGTAGGACTGACCGGCTTTAGGGCCGTTTCTCTGAAGCTTGGTGACTGTGAACTCCGTTGCCGGTTTCCAGTCCTGCTTCTTACGGCGAGCCATCAGGCTGCCTTGAAAGGGTTGCCTCCGGTGAGTAGGCGGCTGATGTCGAAGCCGTTGGATTTGGCCTCGATCCAAGCAGCATCAATGTGCTCTTGGGCGCCTTTCTTACGGGGAACCGGGCGGAGGGTGTACTCAGTGGTCAGGCCCGAGCCTTTCTTGCTGAGGTTGAAGTCCCACTCCAGCAGGTTGTCGTAGTCCTCCATCTGGGAGATGGCGTCGATCTCTTTGAGAATCGACTTCTGAGTCAGGCTCAGGACCTGGACGTTGCCGGTGTCGAAGTTGTAAACCGGGCACGCAATGGCGAACTTGATGTCGATGGTGCCGGGGCCGCCACGACCTTCGCGGGGCTCGAAGTCGCCCATCTCTGCAGCCACATCCTCGGGGGTGGGCTCGTAGTCAAAACGGAATGGCTTTGAATTGCCGTCGCAGGTGCCCCAGCACTCGTAGAACTCAAGGGGCTCGTCGGACAGCAGTGCAAAGCGCACGGAGCCGCCGTCAGACAGCTTCGACACTTGCAGGTAGCCGCCACCAGTGCCGCTGCTGGAAACAGTCGCTGAAGCTTGCTTGGAAAGGAATCCCATCGTGTTTTTGGGTGTTGGTGTGGTCGCCGTTGGCCGGCAACGTGTAGCACTCTAACACCATCTTGACGAGGCGCCTACCATGAGAAAACGCCCCGTGACTGGGATTAGCCAGTCTCAGGGCGTGTCTGAACATTCTCCTGTAAGAGTCTACAATGTCGTCCCATAAGACGCAAGAGCTGCTGGCGTTCATCAAGCAGCTGCCCGCTGGTATTGCTTACGCACCCATCTACGCCAAGGGTTGCAAGCTCCAGTCCGGTAAGGAGAGCAAGGGGAAGACACCGCTAGAGCGCAGTCATCACCAGTCCATGAATGCCGCTGATGTGGCCTTGCAGGTGGAGCGTCAGCCAGCTGTTTTTCAGGCTGTCGGTGCTTTCACCGGGCCTCGGAGTGGCGGCTTGGTCATCCTTGACGTTGACCACAACCTTTCGCGTCTCAAAAAGAAGTGGGGCGAGACGCTTGAGAACGCTCCGGTCGTTACTTCGACCAAGGCCAATGCCGCGAAGTACCTCTACCGCGTCCCTGAGGCCCTGTGGGGCAAGGTAAGGGGCTTCGGGCTGTCGGATACCGGATCGGGCTACGAGGTCCTCTGGGGCCGTCAGGGGGTCATCTACGGGGCTTATCCGGGCTCCAGTGATGGGAAGGCTCCAGCTGGTCACTACGGCTTTGAGGGTGACCTGGAGGCGATTCCTGAGGCTCCTGAGTGGCTGCTGGCTGAGATGCGCGACCACTGCGGTAAGGAGCTGCAGGACGGGGGCTTTATCAAAAACCGCAAGGCGCTTGACTTCTCTGACCGGGATCCTGATGAAGTTGCCGAGATCATTCAGTCCGCACTGAAGGTCATCCCTGGTCAGGGCGCTGGTAGCCGTGACTTCTGGGTGAAGGTCGGGATGGCGATCCACTCGGAGTTGCCCACTGATCTCGGTATGACCCTGTGGGCGGCTTGGTCCGCAGAAGACCCTGAATTTCATAATGATTGGGTCAGCGCCAATCCCTGCGAGGAGGTCTGGAAGTCCTTCCGCAAGGGTCCGGTCAGCCTCGGCACGCTCTTCTATCTGGCTGACCAGCAGATGCCTGGGCGGCTGTGGCTGTCCGAAGACCTGCGGAAGGTGGTCGCTGACGCGGAGCAAGACAATGTCACGCGCATCCGCAATGTCGTCCTCAACTTCGCCGAGGTGGTGAAGCGGGCTAAGGCGATCCAGGAAATCGAAAACCCGGCTGAGGCTGCTCACGCCATGAACACGCTGGCCCTTGAGGCTGGCTACCGGGATGCTGGTGCGCTTGAGCGCCTGCTGATCTCACAGATCCAATTTGAGGATCAAGATGAGGTCATGAGCCTCGAAACGTTGCTCAGCAAAGATCTCAAATTTGAATACTTGATCCCTGATCTGCTGCCCTGCCCGGGTGTCGTGATGGTCCACGGCGCTGGTGGTGATGGCAAATCAATGTCGGCCTGGACCATCGCCAAGCACGTCGCTCGCGGCATCCCCTTCAACGTTCGAGGTGATCTTGTTCCAGTGCAGCAGGGTCCGGTGCTGATCCTCAACGGTGACCAGAGCGAGGTTCAGGTTCAGCAGCAGATGCGCGACCTGGAGTTCACCGACTCCGATCCAGTGCACGTGCAGATGGGCTGGGACTTGAACTGGTACTTCCGC